TGAGGCTCTGAGCGGACTAGATGATCCCGAGGGATCAGGCGGCCGGGCCGACTCCGAGGAGCTTGCCGTGGGCCAGCTCGTTGCCGTACTCCAGCCCGATTTCGCCGTAAATCTGGACCCGATCGGCGGCGCCGACCTTCGCCAGAGGCTCGGCGAACAGGAAGCCCTTGCCCGGAACGTTGAGCAAGCGAGGCTTGCACTGTTCCAGGGAGACGACCTGGAGGACCGCGCTCGGCATGTGGCGGTTCAGCATGATGTTGAGCTGCCCGAAGTCAGTCTCGATCGTCTGAACGCTGACGCCACCGACGTTGCGCGTGCTCTCTGCGTAGCCGGCGTCCGTGACGAACTCCTTCGTCAGCGCCCGCTTGAGGGTGCTGTTCACCATGATGGTGGCCGACTCCTCCTCGCGGATTCCGCCGTTGTCCCAAACGAGCTGAAGCAGGTCCAGCACGGCGGCGCCGGTGAGCGCCGTCGCCCTCTTGAGGTTGGCCGTGCCGGTGCCCAGCGTGATCGCCGCGCCGCCGGGGCGGAGGGCGAGGCTGAACGTGCCCGAGTCGATCGCCAGGACGTAGTAGAGCGTGTTCTCCTTGAGGGCGGCGCCCGTGATGGTGTCCGCGACCACGGCATCGCCGGCGGACAGCCCGTGGGCGGCCTCCGTCACGATCGTGGTTGCGGTGGCAACCGTGCCCGAGCCGACAGCGGCGCCCACGGCGTTGATGCTGTTGGTGCTCGTCGCGGCCAGAATGCCGCGCGTCTTGCGAGCGGTGGCGTTCGTGGCGGGGTTGCTGTATGCACCCTTGATGAACGAAACCTCGACATCGCGGGCGATCTGCACGAGAGCCTGGCGCGTCTGCCAGTCCAGCTCGTCCAGAACGGCGTTGCTGCCATTGAGCCCAACGGCGCCGGTGTGCGTCGAGCCGGTCGTGGTGAACTGCCCCGTCGCTGCCTGCTTCGTGTAGCTCACGTCCACTGTCTCCTGGTGGATTTCCAGGACGTTGTGGGCGGTCGCGCGGACCCGGTTCTCGGCGGTTTGGGCGTCGGCGCCCTCCACCCGCTGGCGGGCCTCGTCGGCGTCGCGCAGGTCGTAATACGACCAGTTGAACGCAACGGCGTCGGCGGACTCGCCACCCGTCAGCCCGCCGATGGCGGACAGGAACGGGGTGTCCTGAGGGGTGATGCTGAACAGCTCACCCACGTAGTTGGGGAGATTGAACGTCGTCCCCATGCCGGAAACTCCAGCCATGATGTTTGCCTCCTATGGGCGTTGAAATGCGACTGCCCGGCGGGCGCCGGTCAGGAGTGGCGACTCAGCTCAACGAGCTGAACCGTCTTGAGCCGTTGGGCTGCCTTCCAGTCGCCGGCCTGTTCGGCGGTGGCGATCTGTGCGGCGAGCGTCTGCGGGGCATCGGTGTTGCGCCTTGCTCCCTGGCTGAGCGGCGCGGGCGGCGTTGCGCCACCTGCCGCGAGGTACGGACGCTCCGCGAGGAAGCTGTCCACGGCTGCCGAGATTGCCTCGGCGTCGATCTGGCCCGTCTCCGTGACGGGGATTGCGTCGAACCCGAGGAGCTTCGTAGCCACGTCGGGATCGGCGAGGAGTGTCTGATCGGTGAGCTTGCCGGCGGTGACGGCGGCCACCTTGTCGGCGAACCTGTCACGCTGGACGGTGCCGAGCACCTCGGAGCGAGTCCGCTCCACGGCCTCGTTGACAGCCACTGTCAAAGCGCGCTCCTGCTCGCTCATGCTCTCCAGCTCTTTCGCTGCGATCTGGTCCTTGAGCGCCTTGTTCTCTGCCTCGGCGGAACGGGCTCGGGCCTTGAACGCCTCTAGCGCCTTCGTGCCGGCCTCGCCGAGCGGGGCGTCCGCTGCGGGGGCGTCCGCTGCGGGGGCGTCCGCTGCGGGGGCGTCTGTCGCCGGCGCCTCGGGCGCGTCGGGGGTGGGGGTATCAGTGTCAGCCATTGCGGCCTCCTCTTGTGATGCCCTGACGTTGCGTCAGGAGCGGGAACCGAGCGCGAACGTCAGGTCGTGACGGTCGGCGTCGAGAAGCGGCCCTAGCTCGGAATCACCTATCACTCGCACGTTCAGCGCGGTGATTGCATCGGCGTTCACGCCGGCGGGCAGCCGGGAGGTATCGATCTGGAGGCGTCCGAGCGAACGGGCATCGGTGCCGCCGGCGCCGCCGTAGATGGCGGACAGTTGCCCCCGGTCCACCTGGCGGGACTTGCCCGAACCGTGGACGGGTTGCACGGTGCATCCGCAGCTACGGTGGATCGGCTGCAAGTCGCCTCGCGAGTAGTGGCGAGTCGATGCGGCGATGCAGAGCGCGCACACTTTCCCGCCGCCGGTCACCCGGCGGTAACCGATGATGGACGTATCCGACGACATGCCGGCGTGAGCGGCCAGGCGGTGAGCGAGCTGGAAGTCCGTCGTCACCTGCTGACGCAGGTACGAGATTCCCCGATCGAACCCCTCGTTTCGGCCCACGTAGGACGCCCTCGCGTACACGTGCTCTAGCGAGGTGCCGTTGCGGGCGCGGGCGCCGATGAGGCGGTCAGCGTTGAGCCCGATAACGGACTGCGGCGAACCCATCGCCGAGGAAGCGGCGGCGGCCAGGTAGGCGTCCGTCGATGCAACGGCGGCCCGCTGCCCGGCGAGCACGCGGGTAACCGTCTGATCGATCGGAGGATCAGCGAACCCCGAGCGCTGCCAGAGCCCTACCGTCGAGCGCTCCAGGGCGCCCCTCAGGGACGCTAGGCGGCGGTGGTGTAGCTCCCCGAGGCGCTCAGGCGACAGGGGCATCGGCGGGAGCCTCGGGCTCGGCGGCGGCGGTGGCCTCGGCCACGGCGACAGCGGAGCGAGTCTCGCGGTCGGCCTCCTCCTCGGCGAGTGCGGCGGCCTCCAGTAGCTCGGCCTGTAGTTCGGCCTCCACCCGGCGGATAGTCGCCGGCGTCATGCCGACCTTCTCACGCGCCCAGCGCTTACTAGCGATGCCGCCCTGGACTAGCTTGGTGGTTCCATCCACGAGCTGCCCGTACGTCTGGAACTCGGGGTCTGCCCATACCAGTTCGCTCTCGAAAGGCGTCTCGCCGATCCCGGCGGCGCTGCGGGCGAGGCGGAACACTTCGCGGAGCGGAGCCTCGCAGAACTGCTGGACGCCAGTCACGAGGGCGACCAGGGCTGCCTCTGCCGAACGCATCGCGTCACCAGACGGCGCCTGCCCCGTGGGGTTCAGGTAGTGCCGCGGCAGGCGCGTCGTGTTCGCGATGTGCTGGATTTCCTGCTCCTCGCCGGTGATGTAGTTCCGTAGGTCGGTGGCGTCGAACTGCCCGAACTTGGCGGACTCGTTCTCGCTGATCCAGAGGCGCGTTACCCCAGGCTTGAACGGCGGAACCGGGTTGCCGTCGTCGTCGTCCTCCACCTCGATCCCGGTCGCGTACTTCTGGAGGAAGGCGGCCGTATGGCCGGCCAGCATCCGCCCGAGGATCGTCTGGTTGAGGCGGTCCTGAGTCTTGGTCACGTCCTCGATCACGGAGTAGCCCCGGTCGGGACCGCGCAGCGTCGGCTTGTTCACCATCGCCACGAACGGAACCTCGCCGAGCTTGTTCGGCTCCGAGGGCTGACGCTCCACCCACTCCTTGCCGCCGGACTTGTCGCTCGTCCGCTCCACCACGCTCTGACGGCCCGTGCTCGCCTGGCGAATGAAGTAGTGGACCGCGGTCGGCGTCACAACGTCGGCGACTTCCTCGCCCGTCCAGTCGTCCACGAACGTCTTAACGGCGAACGCTCGGCGCGTGCGCGAGCCCTGCTCTAGCTCCACCCATGTCTGGAGGGCGTCCTCAATCTCGATTCGTGGCGGCTGCCCGTCCTCGGTCGGCCAGACGGACCAGTAGACGCGGCGCTTTGCCAGCATCTCGGGCCACGCCACTCCCTGCCACGAGTCGAGCCCGTTCTCTGTCCAGAGCTTCCACGTCTCGGAGTCGGCGCGCTCGTCGTCGCCTGGCAGCCAGAGCCCCTGGAGCTTGATCCGCTCGGCGATCACCTCCACGACGGTCCTCATGTAGTTGATGCCCGACTCGTCCACGAGCTTGACGTACTTCGCGGCGGTGTCGTCGTCCAGCGTGTCCGGCGCGTCGTGCCGGCCCTGCCAGTACGCCTCCAGGCGTTCCACCTCTGGACGCTCGGCGTTCAGCCGGCTGAGCCCTCGGAGCAGCATCCAGAGGGGTGAACCCACCGGGGTGTTGTCCAGCGCGGAGCGGTCGGCGCCCGTGAACATGCGCCACCATGTCGGCGTCGCCCCCATCCCCGTGACCGTTGATTTGTCTAGGGGGTTGGGGGTCGTCATTCGTTCTCCCTTAGAACCCAACAGCTCGGCTGCGCTTGCGGCGCACGCCCTTAGCTATCGCCCGGTCGCGCATGTCGTTAGCGATCGCATCGCTGATGAGTCCGTCGATCTTGTCCGGGCTATCCTTGCTCGGCTTAGACACGAGAACGAGGCGCTTACGCTCGTCGTTATCGTTCGTGTATTCCTTGATATGAGTCACGGCGTTGAGTACGTGCTTACGTGTAATTGGGCAGCCATCATGAGTCATCATAGATTTCTTGAGACGGTCTAGCGCCGCAGCCATTAATTGATCGTTGGCCGTGCGAAACTCCACGATCACGTCCTCGCCGTACTCCTCGGTCAGCTCGGCAATCTCCTTGCGCCAGAAGGGCGGATCGAATCCGGCCAGCGCCACCTTGTAGAACTTGAACGTCTCGCGAATCTTCGCCATCACGTCGTCGCGTGGCACGTACCACTCGCGCTCGGGGTAGCCCTCGCCATCGAGCGGATGCTCCCAGGCGCCCACGGTCCAGCGGTAGCCGTCACTCACCCGGCAAGCGCGCAGAACGGTGGAGTCCGCCATCCGGTGGTGTCCCTGGCTCGTGCCGTCCGAGCCGTCGAACCCGAGCGTGATCACCTCGCCCTTGCCGGGCGGCGGGATCGTCACGGCGGCTGCGTCCCACTCCTCCGGGGTGAGGAACTTCGCCGAGCCGGCCACCTTGCGGTTGCCAAAGAAGCGCTCCGCCATCCGAGCGTCCTCTAGGACTAGCTCGGCGGCCTCGGCCTCGATGCCCTCCAGGTCCACGTGCCCGCAGTCCTCGTAGGCGTAGGCGTGAATCTTGCGGCGGTTCGCCTTCACCTTGTAGTCGCCGAGCGATTCGGGCGGTTCCCGGTGGTACACGAAGATGTCGCCCGTGCGTGTCGCCGAGCGGATCGTGGCGAGCGCCACAGAGTCCACCGAGGGGTCGGGCGCGTTCGTCGTCTCCAGCACCCGGCCGCCCATGCCGGCGGCGCCGCGGCGCTGAGTCTTGGCGACCTCCACGAGCTTGTTCGTCTTAGTCCAGATTCCCGTCTCGTCCTGGAGTACGAACGTCACGGGAGCACCGAGGCGGGACTGAGCGGACGACGTAACCACGTCGATGCGCCCGTCGTGCCCGCCCACGCGGACGAATCCCTCCATCGTCGCCATCAGGTCGCCTAGCGGCCCGTTGCGGATCATCGCCTGGAGCGGACGGTAGACGTTCGCCACCTGATCCTCGGCGGTCGCCGTGAGCTGAATCAGCGGCGTAGTCCAGGGCTCCCCCATCGGATCGCCGGGAAGGTACGGAAGCTCCCAGCCACACGGGCAGCCGTGATCGAGACAGACGTAGCCGTCGTCCTCGCCGGCCCAACCGGCGAACAGGACAGGCCCAGCGGCCTCTGCTGCCACGATCGTGGCACTCCACGGCCCCTTGCCCACCTTCTGCGGGCCAACCACCAACGAGCGGCGATGCGCGAACGCAGTAGCGAGCTGCCCACCCTCAGCGTCAGGCTTGAGGCGGTAGTGCTCCACCGTGCAACGGCGCTGCCACTCGTACATGCGGAACGGGGCGCCCCGCATTCGTCCATCAGGAACGATGCAATGGCGTTGTACCCACGGCCCGACAATCGTTGCCAGCGTCGGCGACGGCGGAGCTGCGTCCTCATCCACTAGACGCGCGGAACAGATCGACAACCTCGGCGCCGTCCTCGGGCTTGCCGCCCTCGGCCTCGGCCTCGGTTGCCCCGATCGCCCACCCGTTCTCCTTGAGCCCGGCCGGCGTCATCCCGATTTGGTCGCCGTAGCGGTGGAGCTGCATCACGAGCGCGCCCGTCACCTCTGGCGACTCGCAGAGAGCGCTAATCCGCACGTACATGCCGACGATGCGCCAGCGCCATGACTCGGAGCGCCAGGCGATCGCCTGAGGCGTACGCCAGACCTCGGCCCAAATCTCGGCCTCGCGGGCGGTCACCTCGGGTAGCGGGAACTCGGGCGGATCGCCCTTGAACCCCTCGGCGTCAAGCGTGCGGAAGCTGAGCCCCTTGCGGGCGCTCGCTCCAGACATCGGGTCAGGCTGCGGACCTGAACGGTTGCGGGCTCCTCCACGTGGCACGGGCCACCTCCTCGCCGGCGTTGCGCTCGGCCTCTCGGCGACCCGTTGCGGGCGCCCTACTTGATCACTCGCCCCACGACAGCCAGAACGGCCACGGCAATGAGCGCACCGATGGCGGCGCGGACGGCGACGACAACGGGCGGCGTCGGGGGGGTTGGCCCTGGAACGCCCGCTAC